GTGAATGCGGCGACGCTGGTGAACCTGGGGAACCGGGGACCACAAGTCGAAGATGGCTATCTGCGACTGGCGAACGAGCTGTACGACGCCGTATTGCGCTTCGGTTTTTCCGGACGGCAGCTGCACGTGCTGCTTGCCGTTGTGCGCAAGACCTACGGCTATGGCAAGAAAGTCGACGACGTGACCGCGTCGCAGTTGGGTGCCTTGTGCGGCATTGCGCGCAACCACGTGACCACGACCCTCAAGCAGCTGGAACGGATGAATGTCGTTGTTTGTCAGCCAGGCAAGTACGGGCTGATCGTGGGCATCAACAAGCTGCATGAAACCTGGGTCAAACCAGAGCCGGCGCGCGAGCTTGTCTCTGCAGCTGTCCTGGATCGGGACGAGGGGCGTCCTGAGATGGGACTGGCGCTGGTCCCGGATGCGGACACGCCGCGTCCCGTCTCGGGACCCTCAAAAGACAAGCCCAAAAACCAACTTCAACAGACAAGTATTCATCCTCGGCCCGTGACGGCAACCGCGGTTTCAGCACCGGCTGCTGCGCGTGCAAAGCGAGTGCTTGAAGGGGACTTGAAAGACCGCTTCGATCGCTTCTGGCAGGTGTACCCCCGCAAGGTCGATAAGCAGGATGCCCGCGATGCCTTCGCGCGCTTGATGCCTGACGAAGCACTGCTGGCCACGATGATCGAGTCGATTCGGCGCAGCACTGCGGCAGGCTTGTGGACCGACGTGAAGTACGTGAAGCACGCATCTACCTGGCTGAACGGCGCCTGCTGGGAAGACGAGGTGCAGTGCGAGTACGACGCCACCGCCATCGAGGTCATCAGCGCCTATAACGCGGCGCTGGGTGAGCAGCTTGGCACGGTTGCCACGCATGTGTACTCGACCAAGCGCGCCGGCGACATCGCCGCGTTCATCCGCTACTCGGACAAGCCTAACTTTTGGCTGCGCTATTTTTCCTGGGTGCGTGAGCACTGCTCGCTGCCACCCAATGTCGGCTTCGACTGGCTGATCAGCCCCGCAGGCTTTTCGAATGTCGCTGGCGGCCAACACGAGCGCCGCGCATGACACGCGCCGACCTCTATAGCGATGCCGCCGAACAGTCGGTGCTGGGCGGCCTGCTGCTGAACAACGATGCCATCGACCATGTCGGTGAACTGCGCCCGGAACACTTCTACAGCCCGCGCAATCGGCAGACGTATCGCGAAGTGCTGCGTTTGATCGGCGAGGGCGCGGCAGCGGATGTGCTGACAGTGTTCGAGCGACTGGGCGCACAACCTGCGGAGCTGCTGGCCTATTTGAATGCCTTGTCGCGCAACACCCCCGGGGTGGCCAACATCGGCCACTACGCCGACATGGTGCGTGACCGTGCGCAGCGGCGTGGGGTGCTGGCCCTGGCGTCCGAATTGTCCGACCGCGCACACACCGGTATCGGCGAACCGATTTCCACCTTGATTGACTACGGCCAGGGCGAATTGGAAAAGCTGTCCGCTGCACGCGGTCGTGTCGAACCGCAGCATGTTGCCGATGGTCTGCAACGCTTCGTGGAAGACCTGCGGCAACAAGCTGCCGGTGTCATGCCGAAGGCGATCTCGACCGGCTTTGCCGAACTGGATCGCAAACTCTCGGGTGGCCTGCGACGCGGCGAACTGATCGTGATCGCGGCTCGACCGAAGATGGGCAAGACAGCGTTTGCGATGAATGTCGCCAGCCATGTCGCGGTGCATGGACAGGCTTTGTTCCTGTCGATGGAAATGCCGAAACGCCAGCTGCTGCAACGCCAAGTGGCCAGCCTTGGCCTGGTGGATCTGCGCTACCTGCTGCAAGCCGACACCATGCCTGCAGACGAGGGTAGCCATGCCGTGTGGTCACGCATATCGGCGGGGCTGCAGCGCTTGCGCGCCCTGAACTTGTGGATCGACGACCAGGGCGGTCTGTCCTTGTTCGACGTGCGCGCGAAAGCGCGCTCGACCAAGCGCCGTCATGGCCTGGACGTGCTGGTCATCGACTACCTGCAACTGATGAACGGCGAGGGCGACAACCGCAATGCGCAGATCGAAGGCATCACGCGAGGACTGAAGGCGCTTGCCAAGGAATTGGACTTGGCGATCGTGCTGCTGTCGCAGCTCAACCGCCAGCTGGAGGCTCGCGCCGACAAACGTCCGATGCCCTCGGACCTGCGCGATTCGGGCGCCATCGAACAAGACTGCGACGTGGCCTTGTTCCTGTATCGCGACGAGGTCTATCACGCAGACACGCTGGCGCGCGGCATCGCCGAAATCAACGTCGGCCTGATCCGCCAAGGCGAGCCCGGCCGCGTGCGCCTGGCCTATGTCGGGGCGCAAACGCGCTTCGCCAGCCTGGCGGCAGATGCGCAGCAGGACGCACCGCTGCCTTCGCGCAAGACCCGCGGCTTCGCGTGATGGCCCACATGAACCAACACCACAGCGGATGCGATGGCATCCGGATCGACACACAGAACAGAGGAGACAACGCAATGCATCTATCCAGACAGACAAGCGCAGTAAATGCCGTCCATCACGCAGGCATGGGCCTGCTCGCCGAATCGAACCAGGTCGCGCCGCAAGGTCTCGTGATCGCAAGCAAGGGAGTGACCATGTCCGCTCGTGAACGTTGGGAATACAGCGACCCCGCCGCCGTGCTGGAGCGCAAAGAAGCCGCATCGGCACGCGCCGGCGAGGTCAAGGTAATTGACCCCTTTGGCAAGCTGGTGACCATCAAACAAAGCGGGCCGCGCCCGCATCGCGAAATCGACTTCCGGCTGCGGGTATCGCCCGCCTTGCACGAACGCCTGGAACGTTGGGGCGAGATCATGCGCGAGCGTCGGCGCCCCGACATCAGCATGACCGGCAAGGTCTGCCATCACCTGGCGGTGCTGGCAGGCAAGGCCCGCCAAGAGTGGCGCCAGCCGCCCACCGGGGCAGAAGTGTCGGACGCAGCGCTGGTGGAAGCCGCGTGGCGCGGCGAGCCCTTGCCGATGAAAGACAAGGTGATGTTGGCCGGCTACTACTGCTACGGCGTGCATCCCTCGGCGCTGTGTCGCGCCGCGGCGATTCCGTATCGCCAATTCGACCCGTTGATGTTCCATGCGGTCACATCGATTGGAAATATCCTTGACTACCGCGCAAAGGCGCGCAATAATAGATCCACAATTTGATCACCGCACTTTCTAGTGTGAGTATATGCAGCCCGATGGGCTGCATCAATTCGCCCTAAAGAAATGAAGCCCGCCACTGAGCGGGCTTTTTTGCGTTCGGCGTTTTGCGGCATTGGGTCGCAGCGCCATGGCATGAAAACCAACCCCGACACCGAAAAGCTGTCGGGGTTTTTTTTCGTCCCGACCAGATCAGGTTTTCACCCCCCAACCCGCCATCGAGCGGGTTTTTTCGTTTCTGGAGTTACTACATGGCTAATCCCGTTCTGCTCGTCCAAGGCACCAAGCTCGACATCTCCACCGCCCCTGTCACTGACGTCAATGCCGTTGTGGCTGCTGGTGGCTTCGCATCGCTCGACATCACCGCCAAGTCGGTCCAGTACCAGGGCGGCACGGCCGACGAAATCGACGCCACCGTCCTGGCCTCTAGCGCCAAGGAATTCCGCCTGGGCCTGCAAGACGCCGGCACCATGACCGTGTCGGGTCATTGGGTACAAGCCGACGATGCACAAGCCGTCATCAAGGCTGCCGCGCAAGACAAGAAGACCCACCTGATCCGCGTCACCTTCAGCGACGGCTCGACCTTCTCGGCCCTGGCCCTGGTCTCGCAGCGCTCGTGGGACGCCCAGGTGTCCGGCGTCGTGTCCGCCACCTTCAACTTCCGCCTGACCGGCGACACCGTGGAGGTTGCCGCCCCCGCTGCTGCCGCCTGATAGGTCCAGAGCGCCTTTCGACCCGGCTTCGGCCGGGTTTTTTTCTTCAAGGAGCAGTCGTATGGCGCGCGTTGAAATTGCGGTCGGCGACAACGGCCGCGGACGGATTCGAGTGGACGGCGTCGACTTGTCGGCCTCGGTGTCGGCGGTAGACACCGCGATCGTGGCCGACAGCGTATCCACCGTCAGCTTGACCCTGTCCCTCACCGCCCAGGATGTGTCCTTCGGCGACGCGCAGGTATCGATCAAAGGCACTGAATTGCCCGACTCGATGCAGCGAGCGCTGTACGACTACCTGGCACCGATTTACGGCGCTTGAGTTTGCCTCAAGCCCGACCCCTTTCCCCTTTCGCCGCAGTGCGGCGTGACCCCACAGGACAACAAAACATGACCCAGGCACAAGAAATCAGCATCGACAACTTCGACGAACGCGGCGCCAACGAACAAGGCGTTGAAGTCGAACTGCTCACCGCGACCAACCTGCCCACCGGCATTCACCTGCGCGTGCTGGGCGAACATTCCGAGAAGGTGTCCTCGCACACCTTCCGCACCATCAACACCCGTCGTCGCCAAGAGCTGGCCAACGCGCGCAAAGGCAAAAACGCGGAAGTGCGTCCCATCGAAGACGACGTCACCCTGACCATCGACAAAGCCGTCATCGCCACCATCGGCTGGCGCGGCCCGAAAGAGCCCTTCGGCGAAGCCAACCTGCGCAAGCTGCTGACGCGCAACCCCAGCTTCGTCACGCAGATCCTGGAAGCCTCGGCCGACAGCGCCGCTTTTACGCAGGGCTGACCGACGCGTTAGTCGCGTTTGCCGAGGCCGAGTTTGCGTTTACTCGGCCTGGCAAAGATGGTCAGCCTTCGAGGAAGAAGGTGCTGCTGGACATCCATGCGCAGACCGGGGTGCTGGCCGACGAGTTGGCCAGCGCACCCGTGCCGCCTGAAGAGACGGCGTATTTGTGGCGCTGGTTCTGTGAGATTGCATCAGGCCGCCAGTCCGGCATGGCGCCGAATCCGCTGATGCATGGGGAGATTGATGTTTGGTTTCGTCAGCGGCGGGTCAGGCCTGCGGAGTGGGAGTTGAAGGCACTGCGCGGGTTGGATGCTGCGTGGTTGATGAGTTTGGCGGACGACTCGGTGGGGAAGGTCGGGTCTGCGGCCAGCCTGGGGCGCAACGTGTAGACGCTGCCTCTGCGCGCTCACGTTGTTCAGGTTTTTATCGTTCCAGACCGCTGCGCCGCAGCGGCTTTTCTATCGGGCTCCGCCAAGTGCGGGGCCTTTTTATTTTGGTGACCTATGGAAGAACTATCTCGGCTGACCGGGACAGACAGCCGCCTTGTCACTTCGCTCAAATCACTGGACGACCTGGCAATCGTGAGCGTGCGTGAGGTGACGGCAGTAAAGCGTTCGGCGACGAAATTCCTGACCGCAGTACAGCAATGCGCTGCCGATGTGTCGGCCATGGCCGACGCTTTGAACGGCGCGCATGCCGCTGCTTCGGCGGCGACGAAAAAGGCAGCTGGCGCGGGCGCGGCAACACCCGCTCCCGCAGCGGCGACCAAAGCGGTCAGCGTAGCCAACAAGACGGCAGCGACCGCGGAAAAACAGGCGACGCAAGGTGCGCCGGCGCAGACCACCGACGCCAAGGCAACTGGCACCGTGGAGGCGGTCAACAAGGTCATCACCGCGTTGCAAGCCTTCGCCAAGACGCTGGACGACACTTCGTCCAAAAAGGAGAGCAAGAAGCCAGCGGACAAGCTTGATGACCGTATCGAGCGCGTCCTCAAGGCGCTGGAGACCAGCGTTTCGGATGCTGTGCTGGCCGGGCTGAAGACGGGAGATTTTTCCGGCAAAGGAATACGGACCGTATTGCTTGCGCAGATTCAGAGCGAAGTGCTCAGCCCGATCAAGCAGGCGATGGAAAACAGTCTCAAGTCGACGGTGACGGGTTTGTTCGACGCGGTGTTCAGGTCAGGTGCGGGCGGCACCAGTGGAGGCTTGACTTTGCCCAAGTCACTGGCCGGGGCCTGGAATGCCTACTCGACGAATACGAGCGAGACGCTTTCCTCGGGTGGCGCCAGTGTGCTCGACAAGTGGCTGAGTGACGCGAAAAACGGAACGGGCAACAGTTCCAGCTTGGGTTTGCAACTGCCTAGCGCGGTTGGGTCCCTGCTCAAGAACCAACTGGGGCTCCAGATGCCATCTTCTTGGACCTCTGGAGCAGCGACAGGCCTGAGCTCGGCGCCGTCATCATCGCTTGGGTGGAATCTGTCGGCTCCTATATCCGAGGGAACCAAGTTCGGCGGTATCGGGCTTACCGGCAAGCTGCCCGAGACTCCTGGCTTGGTTTACGGTTCATCCTCTACAAATGCGCCCGGCCTCTCGGCTGTAGCGGGTTCTTCGTCTGCAAATGCCTCGAACTTTTCAGGGCTGTCCGCGTGGTTCACCAATGGTCCCGCAACAAGTACGTGGAGCCTGGGAGGCGCCGGTTCTGCTGCCGGTTCCGGCACCATGGGCGTTGCCGGCGTGCTGGGCGGCTTAGCTGGAGGAGCGATCTTCGGCAACAAAGGCTATTCGTCGATGGGCGGCAGCCTCGGGGCTACCGCCGGGATGGCTATCGGTACGTCTGCGGCATTCGGTGCCAGTACGCTCGGTATGCAGTTGGGCACTACCTTTGCAGGACCCGTTGGGGCGATCGCCGGAATGGTGATCGGTTCGGCGCTCGGGTCCCTGATGGGACCTGGTCCCAAGCCTGGTGTCGGCCGATATGGTCGCAGCGATATCACCGAGTCGGGCACAGTCTACGCACCGAACGAAGCCTATTTTTACGGTGATCGCCGTGGCTACATGGGCTTTTCGTCGGGCTACGGCGACAGCTTGAATGTCGTCGGTAGCGGCATCTCTGCGCTCGCCAAACAGTACGGTGGCAATGCTGCCGGTCTGACGCTCGGTCTGCAGACCGCTTATTCGCCAGACGGCAAGGGAGCCGATGCCGGCACGACCCTGTCCCGCAATGGGCAAGCGCTTTTTGCCAGCGTGTGGACAGGCGCCAATGCCGACATGGAAAAGCAAGCAGAACTGGCTTTGCAGCGACTGCTGCTGGCAGGCCTGCAGCAATCCAATCTCGCCCCAGAATTCGCAAAGGTCCTCGACGGCGTCAACTTGTCGTCGGCGACCAAAGAGCAGATCGAGGCGTTGCAGGGTGCACTGGAAAAGGTTCGTGAGGTCAACACCGCGTTCGACGGGATGAGCAACACCTTCCCCGCGCTGGCCAAGTTGGCATGGGCCGCGCGCGAAGGGCTGGTGGCCGCATCGGGAGGCCTGGATCAGCTGACCGCGAACCTGTCCACCTACTACCAGGGGTATTACACCGAAACCGAACGGATGAACGACCAGCAAAAGCAGATGACGCAAACCGTCGCTGCACTTGGCCTGGTCTTGCCTGACACCAAGGAGGAATTCCGCGCACTTGTCGAGTCGCTGGATCTGACGACCAGTTCAGGTCAGCAGGCATATGCCGCCTTGATCGGTATGTCGGGATCTTTCGCGCAGTGGGTCGACGCTGCCAACAACGCAGCGCAAGACGTGATCGATGCTGCCAATGCCGCGGCATCGAAGCAAGCTGCCATCGTGACCAACGCCTTTGAGCTGCAACTCAAGGCGGTTCAAGGCGCAACGCAGCGAGCATCGTCGGCGCTGTCGTCTCGTAATGCTGCCGGATCCACGTTGGATAGCATCGACAAAGCCTTGGGCAAGCCCGCCAGTTTCGCAGCCGCTCGCGAACAGCAACTCTGGGCGTCAATGCAGACGGCATCGCTCGAACAGCAGGTGTCGCTTGCCGGCGAATTGAGCACCCTGGTGCTTGAGCGTTACCAGGTCGAGCGCACCAACCTCGAGGAACTCGTAAGGCTGGGCAAAGGGCTGCGCGAATATGTGCAGGGCTTGAAGGTATCGGAACTGTCGCCGCTGACGCTTGGCGAAAAGCTTGCCGAAGCGGCTTCCCAATACCAAAGTACCTTGGGCAAAGCGCAAGGCGGTGACGTCACCGCCTTGGCCGCGCTGCAGGGCATGGCGCAAACCTATCTTCAACTGCAACGCGAGTACAGCGCCTCCGGTAGCGATTACACCTCGGTGTTCGACAGCGTGACCGGTGCGCTTACTGGTCTAGGTGCATCCACGCAAACCAACGCCGAGCAGCAGCTGTCGGTGGGCGGCGAATCCCTGGCTCAGCTGAAAGAGCTTCGAGGTGTCGCAGCCAACGCCTATTCGATGTTGGATCGCCAGTATCAACACGCGGTCACAGCCGCACAGGCCGAGATGGCTGGTCTGGAAGCACTCGCACTGAAAACAGGTCGGCTTGATGAAGTTGCGTCGCTGCTCTCAGGCCTGCCCGTGGAGCTTGCTACCGCCTTGCAGCCCCTGCTGGCAACCTCCAACGCGGTTGGGGGGTGGTATCAGGACACTCTTGGTCGGACTGCAGATGCGGGTGGTCTGAAGTTCTGGTCGGACGCCTCGAAGAACATGGGTGCCGAAGGCGCCAAGTCCAGTTTCAACCAGGTCGCACAAAACGAACTGTGGCTGAACTCGGTTTACCAGTCCGTATTTGGTCGAACTGCTGACGCCGGCGGACGTGACTTCTGGTTGGCTGCCCTGGGCAACGGCATGAGTCAGGCGGAGATCGAGGCACAGATTCGTCAGGCCAAGGTCAATGGCTCGCATGCACACGGCCTTGGTTATGTGCCCTTTGACGGTTATGTCGCAGAGCTTCATCAAGGCGAACGCGTGTTGACCGCAGCCGAAAGCCAAGTGTATTCGGCAACGCCAAGAAGCAACTCAGATAGCGAAAACAACGCCGCACTAGTGGCCGAGGTACGCGCTCTGCGCGGGGACGTCGTGCGCTTGCAATCCGCCCTGGTGAAGGCCACGGGCGATGGCGCCAACGCCGTCGCATCGACGGTCGCAGCCGGCGCGGAACACGTGGCGGGCAGTGTCGGCCAAGCGGTCAGCCGAGGCGCTTATGCCGCGTCGGAACGAAAGGTGGAATTGGTATGACGGACACAGAGTTTCTTGCCTGGCTCGACGAGCCTTCAGCAATCCGCGTGGTCCTGGCCGAGGTTGGCGTCTTGAGCAAGGGCGCGGAAACCACGCGCTTGCTGGCTGATCGTCATTACACGACCTCGACCACGGACACGCCGGCCAACGTGGCCTATCTCGGCATCATCCGCGGCGGAATCTCGTTCGACGAGTCTCTGCCGCTGGATGGCCAGCCGTCCTTGTCGACCGGCAATATCGAAATCGACAACGCCAGCGGCGTACGTGACGACTGGCTTGCCGATGTCTGGCACAACCGGTCGATCGAGGTCTTCATTGGCGACGTGCGCTGGCCGCGCAGCGATTTCAGACGGATCTTCGCCGGCACAGTTGCCGACATCGGCAGCCGGGATGCCGGCGTGCTGAACCTGTCCTTGCGCGACAAGCTGCAGCGTTTGAACACGCCGGTCAGCGAAGCCGTTGTCGGTGGAACGGGCACCAACAAGGAAGCGTTGCAACCGCTGGTGTTCGGCGAGTGCTTCAACGTCAGCCCCGTCCTGGTCGGGACGAATCATGAATACCTGGTTCATGGCGGTCCGACGGAACGGGTGATCGAGGTGCGTGACAACGGCGTACCGGTGGCGCACACGGACAAGCTGTCGACCGGCCGGTTCAACCTCACCAAATCTCCTGCGGGCCAGATCACTGCCAGCGTTCAAGGAGACAACGCAGACGGGTATCGCAATACTGTGGCGGGCATCGTGCGTCGGCTTGCAACGGCCTATGGCACGGTCGAAGACAGGTTCACTGCAGACGATCTGGACGCAGCGAATTTGAATACCTTCGACACCTTGCATCCCCAGCCCGTCGGTCTGTACTTACCGGACCGCGCCAATGTGCTGGCTTGTTGCCAACAGCTGGCCAGCAGTGTGGGCGCGCAAGTGGCAATGTCCCGCAACGGACGTTTGCGCTTGCTGAAACTGTCGCTGCCGGCATCGGGTGCAGGCCGTGTGATCACCGCCGCGGACATGGTGGCGGGAAGTTTCAAGCCGGCCAGCCGGACTACGGTCATTGCCGGCGTTCGCTTGGGCTATGCACGCAACTGGACCTTGCAGCAGTCGCTGCAGACGGGCATTCCCGGAGCGCATCGAACCTTGTACGAACAAGAGTATCTGGAGCGAACCGCCAACGAAGCTGCCGTCGCCGCCACGTATCGCCTGCACGGCGAACCGACGCGTATCGACACCTTGTTGCTCACGGAGGCTGACGCCCAGGCTGAGGCCACACGTGAGCTTGCGCTGTGGTCGACGCCGCGCAGTGTTTACACGTTCACTGGCTTTGCTTCGCTGCTGCTGCTTGAGCTTGGGCAGGCTCTGACGATTGTGCATTCGCGCTACGGCATGGGCGCTGGTGTGAGGGGGCAGGTTATTGGCTTGAGTACTGATTGGTCGACGCGACGCGTCGGTGTGGAGGTGTTGGTATGAGCGAGATTCTGAATGCTCGCGACATGATTCTGCAGGCGGCGACATTGCGCACCGAGCCTGTCATGTTGCCACCTACTGTCGTCGTGCCACCTGGCCAGATCGGTGCTGGTTCGTTGCCTGAAGCTGTCACTGGCGCTGGCGGCAATACCTTGGTTCACGAGGGGAATTTTCAAGCGCAGACCGTCATCGCCAAGCAGATTGACAGCAGGGGCCTGACGATCAAAGACGACGCGGGGGTAGTGCTGTTTTCGGCCGGCGTGAATCTGTCGTCATCGCGTGTTGACGGGCTTGGTGCGCTGGCCTCCAAGAACGTGGTGGACCTTGCCACACAGGCTGTTGGCTTCCTGGACGGCCCAACGCGCGTGACCAACATGGGCCCGCTGGCTTACGCGACTGTCGTCGCAGCCGAAAGGATCGTTGGCGGTGCGTTCACCGGCCAAACGTTTACCGGGGGTACTTTCACCGGCACAACTTTCAGCGGTATCACGGTGCGTTCGTCCGACCTTCTCGAGGCGTTCGACATGACGGCGAGTGGAACTTCAACCATAACCAACCTGATTGTCAAGAAAGACATTTTTTCGCCGAACGCTGTCATCAACACGAGGGACCTCACGGCAAGTAACAACGTCACGGCAAACAACGACGTCAGAACAGTCAATTTGTACGTCTCCGGGGCTACTTCGTTCGCAAAA